GTGTGGTGTTATGGTGGTGACACTCTCTCCAGTATAAGGATATATCACTTTTTAAACCAAGCTGGAAGTCCTAAATGTGGTCTTCCGTCGTTTATGTTCTTGTCAGCGTTTTTAGATTTTTGGTCGTTATAGTGTAAAAATACTTGAGCACAGTTATCGCCTTGAAACTCTTCTCTCCAGTGCTCTAGCTCCATGCCTCTATAAACTAACATATCACCAGGTTTTAAATTTACTGTAATACCTTTGTTTTGACTAGATACAGTTATTTTTTTACCATCGGGTATACCAACATTTTTCTTTGGCTCTAAATGTATTGGCCAAGGATCACCACCTAAATTTAATGTTGTAGATATTTCACAACTAAATCTATCTTTGTGTCTGTGTAAAACATCACCAGGTTTATATATTCTTGCATAAGAATATGTTGGATTTAATTTAAGACCTGTTTTCTTTTCCATAATAGGTAAAGTTCTCATCAATAAAGTTTCCATAGCTATGTCTGCATAATGAGAATACGTATTAGGCACTTGTGAATCATTCCACGTTCCCCATTCTTCTGTAAATTGAGAGATATATCTTTGATCAAATAAAGTTCTTGCAACCTTTCTTTTAAGTAAAAAATAATTATAAACAAATGTTGCTATGTCTTTTGGTACAGCCTCTTGAATTACAACGTATTTATTTTTTTTGAAGCTCATTTTTCATACTCCTTTCTTTTGATATTGCTGATTCAACAACTTTTATATTCCAATGTATAAATCTAAAAGGTTCTAAACCTGGATCGACAGCATATTCATGTGGAACATAACCTGGAAAAATAATCATTGTCCCTGGTTGTGGTTTAAAATTTACCATACTCGAACCCATTGATATTTGTGTATCATCCTTTAACGGTAACTTTGTCATTATTGAACCAGGTCTTGGATCATGAAATATAGGAAAAGATGTCTTTTCACTACATTTTAAAAAATAAAATCCAGACACATGTTGATTCCAATGTGCATGAGTTGAATGATGTCCTCCACCTTTTTCACTAAACTCTTGCACCCAAAATTCTGTAAAATGTAAGCTATGGTCTTTTAAACTAAATCCTTGCCAATCTAAAAACTCATAAGATCTTTGACCTATAAATTGAACTAAATCTTTGACTTTAGGATCGTTAGAAAAACTTTCACTATGTTTAGATAAACCAAATGTGCCTATATCTTTTTTCCATTGTGGTTCATCTTTTAATTTATCTTTTAAAAGTTTCTCAGCTTTTTTAATATATTTATCTGTTACCTTAATCGCGTTTTTCAAAAACATGGGTGCCTCTGCTATCCATACTGGTGTTTGAAAATAAAATGCAGATTTAAAATCTACATGTCCCTTTGGTGTTGAACTTCCGCCTTGTTTCATGTTATTTAAATGGATAGCCTAAATTCCATATAACTAGACTATTCCTTTCTCCTTTTGTTATTGGTTTGACTCGATGCCATACAAAAGATGGAAACACAACCAACGAGCCTTTTGGTAATATTTCTGTGCATGTTCTAA